GGAGAATACAAGATGGCTTTAAATTTAGCCTCTCCTGGTATAGTAGTAAGAGAAGTTGACCTCACCATCGGTAGAGTAGACGCTACAAGCGGCTCTATTGGTGCGTTAGTTGCTCCATTTACGAAAGGTCCTGTAGAGGACGCACAACTCATTGAGAGTGAGGAGGATCTATTACAAACTTTTGGACAACCATATTCTGTAGATAAACACTACGAATATTGGATGGTCGCATCTTCTTACCTAGCATACGGTGGAACACTTCAAGTTATTCGTGCTGACGATTACAACTCATTAACTGGAGTTGGTCTTAAGAATGCTTTTGTGGGAACTGCTTCTAGTATAAGAATCAAGAGTGATACACATTATAACCAATTAGGTTATGATGACAATACAATTACTGGTGTTACAGTTGCATCAAAAACACCTGGTACATACGCAAACGGACTTAGAGTTGCAATCATAGACGCAAAGGCAGACCAAATACTAACTGTATCTGGAATATCAACAGTTGGATTGGCAGTTACACAAACCGCTGCTGGTAGAGTCGTCGCTGGTTCTGCAGGAACAAGTGTTCTAGACGGTTACATTAAAGGTGTTGTTACTGGATTTACAGGAACCACTGCTGATGTTAAAGTTCTTGCTCACGTTTCAACTGCTGGAACAGTAACTAATGTCAATTATCAGAATGGTGGAGTTTATAACTTTGCAACTGGTACGGTTTCAGTAACTGCAGCAGGTTCAAACATTGCACCTACTACAGCACAAACTGTGTCAGCAACCACTGATTGGTTTGAATCTCAAAATATTGTTTTGACACAAACTGATGCAAATGGTAATCCTATAAGTTTAGAATGGGATCAATTAGCAGATGCTCCTGGTACTTCAACTTATGCTGCTGCCAGAGGTGGTAGATTTGATGAAGTTCACGTTGTTGTCGTAGATGACAAAGGAACGATAACAGGTAATGCTGGAACAATCCTTGAGAAACATCTAAATCTTTCAAAAGCAAAAGATGCAGAGTACTCAGTTGGTTCAACATCATATTGGAGAAAGTATCTTTCAACTAATTCACAGTATATTTACGGTGGTAGTGCTCCTGCTGGAATCACAACAAGTGGATTCACAAGTGGAACAGCAACTGCAATTGGTAGTTTAGATACTGACAGTGGATGGGATCAGGATGCAAGTGGAGTTAACTTTGGTCTTTCTGGTGTTGTAACTTCCTCACTCGCAGGTGGTACAAACTATGGAGACAAGACAGATTATACAACTTCAGGTGCTTTGACATCAGGTGTTGATGATTTAATCACTGGTTATGGTTTATTTGAAAACAAAGAAGAAATTGAGGTTGACTTTATATTGATGGGTGCTGCTCATCATCCGAAAGAGCAGTCTCAGGCAATTGCAGAAAAAATAATTGCAGTTGCTGAAGCGAGAAAGGATGCAGTCGCATTTATCTCACCATATCGTCAGGCATTCTTGAATGATGGTACGGCTGGTACTGTTACTGTTAACAACATAGACACAATGACAAATAATATTGTCGGATACTATGCTCCTATAACATCAACAACATATGGTGTATTTGATAGTGGTTACAAATATATGTTTGACCGCTTTAATAATACATTCAGATATGTCCCATTAAATGGTGACATTGCTGGAACTTGTGCAAGAACTGACATTGAACAGTTCCCTTGGTTCTCACCAGCGGGTACTGCAAGAGGTTCAATCCTTAATTCAGTAAAACTTGTCTATAATCCAGGCAAGAAACAGAGAGATATTCTATATTCCAATAGAGTTAACCCTGTTATACTTTCACCAGGTGCTGGAATTGTTCTTTTCGGAGACAAAACAGGATTTGGTAAATCATCGGCATTTGACCGAATCAACGTTCGTAGATTGTTCATATTCCTTGAGGATGCTATATCAGCAGCTGCAAAGGATCAACTCTTTGAGTTCAACGATGAATTAACAAGAACAAACTTCGTAAATATTATTGAACCATTCTTAAGAGAGGTTCAATCCAACAGAGGTATATTTGACTTCGTTGTGATTTGCGATCAGACAAACAACACTGCAGCAGTCATTGATCGAAATGAATTTGTTGCTGACATCTTTATCAAACCAGCAAGATCAATTAACTTTATTGGTCTTACCTTCGTCGCCACCAGAACTGGTGTTGACTTTGAAGAAGTAATTGGTTCCGTTTAATTAACAGAGGTTTAATCAACTATGGCTAGAAATCAGGTCAATCCACCACCACTAAGGACGATTTCAGACTTCAAAAGTAAGTTAACTGGTGGCGGTGCTCGTGCCAATCTGTTTGAAGTTGTTCTCACATTTCCTGATGCTGCTCAACCAGCACAGGATGTTCTTGATAAATCAAGATTTTTAGTTAAAGGTGCAAGATTACCAGCTTCAAATATCGCACAGATAGAAGTTCCTTTTAGAGGAAGGGTACTCAAAATCGCAGGTGACAGAACCTTCGATTCATGGACAGTAACAGTTATCAACGACACAGACTTTGCAATAAGGTCTGCATTTGAGAACTGGATGAATACAATCAACAAGTTAAGTGATAACACTGGATTAGTTAATCCTGCTGCTTATCAGTCTGACGCATTTGTATTCCAACTTGATCGTGATGGACAAAGTATCAGGAAATATCGTTTCTATGATACATTCCCAACACAGGTCGGTCCTATCGAATTATCATACGACGCTCAAGGTATTCAAGAATTTACTGTTGAACTTCAGGTTCAGTATATTGAGATTCTTAAGGGAGACAGTCCCGTATCAGGCGGTGTGAACATCAGCTAAATAAACATATAACAAAAATATTATACTATGGC